CTGTTGTTATTTGTACTGACATTTTATATGTCCTCCTATTAAAAGTTAAGAATAGGGGCTATCGTATGTAATATACTATAGCATATTCCGTTATATGTCGGCTTTTGTCCTTACGGGAAACCTTATCGTAAACGATACGATCAATCGGAAGTTTAAAGCCATCACGGCTACCTACTCGTTGTCCTAATAGGGCGAAATCGGTGTTGTAATTATATCACAATTATTAATTAAACACCATATGCTTTTTCGTGTAACTGTCGCATTTTTTCAACAGCCATTTGATCGCCTTTATGATAAGGATGACTTGCGTCTAGCATAATTTTATTAATCTCATCTTTTGCATCTAAAGGTGATACAGCTAATCTATTATTTTGTGTATTTTTAGCCATATCTTCTGTAATTTCTGCACCTAATTTAGCAAAAAATTTAATAACAGCAGGATTATTACCAGCAGATGTATTATTGATTAAATCTCTTAATTCATCATCACCATAAACATTTAATGCTCTTGTAGCGGCTCTTACGTTTTTATCGTAATCATACCCCCACTCTTGTTTTAGAGTTTGTTCAGTTTGATCTTTTTCTGCCGCAATACTAGCAGGTTCATTTTGCATTTCATATTTAATGCTATTAACTTGATAGTCTAATAAAGCATTAACTTGTTTGTTATTTAAACCTATTTTATGCGCTACGTTTTTAAACTCATCAACATTTTCTTTTTTAAAGAATTGTTCATAGTCTTGTGGAATATTAACTTCATACTTACTAGGATCTTCTGGTCTTCCTAATTTAGTATAAACTTCGTTATACTCATCATCATTTTTAGGTAATGGTATTCTACTACCTAAAACTTTTTGTTGATGTACAACTGTTTTTGCTAAACTTTCTATATCTTTAAAGTTTTGCAATGTAGCATCATTTTTTAGTTCATCTGGGAGTGCCGTTTTCCAATCTTGATTATCACTTCCCGATCCAAGTACCGTACTAACTTGTTCTTGTACTGAATTGTCGTTTGTGGTCATTTGTTCATCAGACATCTTTTTCCTCCTTTATTAAGTTGATTATTCTGATTATTACATTTCGTTGTCCTTCACGAAATGCTGTTTCATAAGGATCATCTTTTGTATAAGATAATCTATGATAGTAAGCTGACTGTAAATCAGCTAACACTCTTTTACCTTCTGGTGTATCAAACGTATGTTGGTAATCTTTTTTTAATTCTATATGATCTTTATTGTCAATATCCATAAATTAAATTAAACCTTGTTCTCTAGCGGCTTGTTCTGCTTGTTCCATTCCTTCTTGCGCTTGTGGTTGGCCTAACTGGTTCATTGCTTGTCCTTGTGTTAAAGCTGTTTGTGCTTGGGCTTGTTGTAATTGTGCTTGTTGTTGTGCTTGTTGCATCATTGCTCTTTGTTCTCTAATGTCATTAACATCATTTGGATCTTTCATAATTGTTTTAGGTACACCTAATAATTTTGCTCTCATTCTTATTGCTTCGTCGTGATCTATATTATCCATAATAGCAGGATCTACTTGTCCAATGTTCATTGCTAATTGATATAATCTTTCTATAGCAACTGCTTCTTCCATTCTTTGTGAACGTGCTAATGGGCCAACATATTCAATATCTATTTTTGCATCATCAATACTTGATGGTGCTTTGTTTAATGCACCTGCACGATACATAATACCAAATATACGTTCAATTAATGGATTTAAAAATTCTGTTTGAAATCTACCTAATGTTGGGCCAAGTAATCTTTGCATTAATTCATATCTAACTTGTACTTCTGTTGCTGTCATTTGTGGCCCGTCTTGTAATTGTAATTGATCTGAATAATATGCTTGTCTAATAGCAGTACGTAATTGATTTTCTTTTAAATCTGTTATTTGCCAATTAGATCCAATTTGTAATGGTTTAATTGCACCATCATTTCTAATAATTGTAATACCAGCAGGTGTAGTTCTAACTCTACCTATAACACCATCATCTTGAACAAGTAATGGTGGATCTATTGCTTTTGCCCACGCTTTTAATCCAATCTCAACTGCTTTGTTTAAAGTTTTAATATCTGGTAATGCATTGTAACTTGGTGATCTACCAAAAATTTCACCAGTTGCTTTTGACCATCTAGGTACTAAGTATGGAAACTCATTGTATCCACCTGTTCTAACTACCATTTTATCTTCTTCGCAAACGTGACAAGAATGAAAAGGTAATTTAGTTGCTGATTTACCTACTGCTCTTTTGTAATCTTCTGTTGGTTCTACTGCGTGTATAAAATTAAATTTTTGATCTGGTTTTTCTTTTGCCGATTTTAAAATTTTTTCACCTACATTTTTTTCACCGAATTCTTGTACAGCTTGTCTAGCTGTTAATTTATATTTTCTATAAAGTGTATCAACTTTTCCATTTATGTTTTCTTGAATATAATATTCTGCAATGTGTAATGTGTTAAAGTGTATTCCATCTTTATCAAAACCATTATTTCCTTCTTCTACAAATATTGCGGCTGTACCTATTGAACATAGATCAAGATATAATTCGTGTACTTCTGTGTTAAAATTTGTTTCGTTAAAAGTGTCATACATTCTTCTTCCTGTATCTTCTAACCATAATTGTACATCTCTACTTTTGTTTAAATCTTCATCTCGTAATTTAATTGAAAACCAAGGTAGTGATGGTGATGTAAGTGTTCCGTGTAAACTTGCGGCTAATAAATTACAAGCAGTTATTGCTGTACTGTCAAATAAAACTTCTGTACGTTTTTCACCTTTTGTTCTTAAAGTAACAACATCTGCTTTACGTGGCATAACATAATCAAGAATTTCTTGCCAGTTTACTTCCCACGTACCTCTATCAGATGCTAACGCATCAACTCGTTTTTTAATATACTCGTATGTTGCCATAGTATTTTATTTATACACCGCCACCTAAAACTGTTTTAGATGTAGATGCTTCGTCCTCAACGCCTTGTCCACTTGTTAAAATTGTTCCGTACATTCCTTGTTTTTTTCTTGATAAAGATTTTTGTTTTTCTGCTTCTAATTTTGCTTCGGAAGCATCAACTTTGTCTTGTACAGAAGTATCTACTGGTGGTGGCATTTGTGGTGCTGATTTCATACCCATTTGCATTCCTCCTTTAACATTCCATAAATTGCACTATCTACAAATTTATCTTTGACTTTCATAACTTTTCTTATAACACCTTCTTTTGTAAATCCAACACCTTTTAACAATCTTTCATTTCTGGTGTAACCATTTACGCACATTGCTGTCATTCTACTACATTTTAATTGATTAAAACAGTAGGAAAACATCATTTTAATAAATCTTCTTTGACAAACTTTAGGAGTTTCTAAAGCTAAATGCACAAAAATATTATGACCATCATAATCAGAAAATATTAAACCACCTAAAATATTATCATTTTCTACAAAACCTATAAAAGAAAATTGATTGTTTAAATCTTGATTAATATGTGCTTTTACTTTTACATAATCAAAAATACGATTGCGCCATTTTTCATCTGTAACAGCAACTATCACTATGCTCTAATTTTTCTTTTTCTTCCGCCGCCTAATACAGTTTTGCTTACATTTGCTTCATCTTCAACACCTGCCGCAGTAGACATAATAGTTGAACCACCATAACCAGAACCCATAAGTTTTGCTTTTGTTTGTCCTGTTGCATCAGCCATTTGCGCTGGTTCTGCTTTAGGTGCTTCTACTTGTTGTACTACTGGCGCTGGTTTTGGACTTGAAAAAACGCTTTTAATTATTCTTGCCGCACCACCCATATTTTTACCTCATTGTTATTATTTACGTAAATATATTAAAATTGCTATCTGAATATAGTTGAGTTGGTTCATAATTTTTTATTCTTGCTTTTCTTAATGACATAACACAATATCTCATTGCTGATATTATGTCATCATTTGCAGGAACAATTTTACCATCTTTTCTATGATACATTCGCAATTCCTCTAACAGTTTACCTTGATTTTTAAATATTTTCAATCTTTTTGTCTGCATTCTTGTTAATATTTCCATAACACCTGCTTCAACACTATTACCACCACTACCTTCTTTTTGACCCATACTTGGTGGATTGCTAAAATGTTCTCTTGTCATATTAACGCCTTCTGTTCTATACTGTTCCGTTAAATTTTTTCCAGAACCTTTATCTGCTTGTCTTCCGTCCATTGGCCATATTACAGGTATCCAATTACCTCTAGCTTTAATTGCTGATGCGTGAACAGGCACAGTTTCTTGTCGTAAAGAATAACTATCATAAACATATGCTATATCACTATCTCTATCCCAACTTATCCATACAGCCGCAGTTGGGTGATCCCATCCAAAATCTAATCCACATATTCTAGGCCAATGACTTGGTATTTCTATTGGATCACAAATAATATCTTCTTCTGCTACAGGAAATACTAATCCAGATCCTAATTGTGGTATTCCACGTTCACGCATTTTTCTTTCGTGTGGTGGTAACGCTTGTAAAATTTGATCTCTAACTTCTTGTGTCATATGTGGTGCATCATCCCATCCCGCAGTAAATAATGCTTGTCCATCTTTTAATTGGTTCATAAATTGTGCAACTGTTTCTGTCATTCCGCTTTCTGGTGTAAATGTCATATACACAATTCCGCCTTTATCGGCAGTACGTGTTAATGCTTGTGAATATATACTTGGTGGTGGTTCTTCATCTAACCATATTACATCAACACTTTCACCCATCCATTTTTCTTTACCCATTTCATATGCTTTAAATCCTAATCTAGAATTACCGCCAGAAATATGTTTAACTACTATACTGTTTAATGCATTTGGTACACCTGCTTTTCTTATCGTATCAACAATGTAATTTAATGGAATAGATCCTGTACCTTTTTCAGTAGGATCATCTGGTTGGCCGACAAGTTCTTTTTGGCAAACATCCCTAGTGGTTTCATTAGAAACTCCCCCAGCCCAAGCACGAATTGGTCTGTTAAATCGTCTACCTTCCCACCACGTTGGGTATCGACCCGTCACGTGGTATGCCATTTCCATAGCCCCGCAAAAGGACTTGCCGACACGGTTACCAGCCATCAACAATCGTTGTGAAGATTTATCATTATGAAATTTTTTTTGATATTCATATGGTTCATAATGAGCCATCCTATTAGTTGCCTTACGGCGTTCTAATTCTTTTGCTATTTCTACTGCTCTTTCAAGAACATCATTATTCATCTTTGATAATGTACTTTCTACGTAATTTTCTCGGGGTCATTAATTGAAAAATCTCGGCTTCTGTCATATGTAGCTTATCATCAAACCCATAATGCGTATTACTGGTATGTTTAAACCTATCTACCAAGACATACCTATATACATAATTACCTTTTTTAAAATGTATAACAGTTTTTGGTTTTTTTATAACTAAAAAATTAGGCATAAGCACAGATAACCTTTTTTTTTGCAACATTCAACACATTAACTTAGGTTAATATTAAATTATCCCAATCGCTATGCGGAGTAATCCATACCTAATTGGAACGGGAAAGGTTTTGGGGGGTGGGGGTCATTTTTTTGCGTGTCCGAAGCCCATCATATGTCTACGCCTGTACCCGTGTGGGCAATGATACGATATTTATGGAGGCCATTTACTTTAGACTAGACCACATCACAAGCGTTAGCACCTTGCTTGGACAAGCGTGTGTGTGTGGGTGTAGAACCTTTATTCAAGCACATATAAGCAGATATGAGAGGGATCATATGCCTACTAGGGTAAGTGTCGTGCTATGTGTCTTATGCTTATGTGTGATGAGATATGGAGGATTATGGGCTAGTTTATTGAACCAGACCCGCCATCATCTTCGCTAGTTTTAACGATATGGATTGAAC